GACCCAGAAATTGTTCTACCAAAACCACTCCACTGTAATTGAGCAATGCCTTCGATATCAAAATCAATTGTAACTGCATTTACTACTGCATCTGTAACTCTATATACTGTATCAGGCGCAGCAGAATTACCAGTACTGCTCATTGCAAAAATAAGTTCAAAAGTTCTTAGTGCAGTTTTATTCGATCTAACAAAGTCAACTGCCATTAGACTAGTATTTGAAAAAACGCCAGAAGAATTACTGCCCCAGGTATTTCCCGCTACTCTAGTAGCTCCTCCTGTATTTGCAGCAAAAGTATCTCCAGCTCCTAATACCATATAAGCCCATAACGGCTCTTCTACAGCATGAACAAATCCTGAAACATTATCTGCAAAACTTCCTACAGTATTTGTTCTTCCACCTGCACCTTTAAAAGGACGAACGTATGTGCTAAGGCTCCATTCTACAGGAGCGAGAGCGGTATTAAAGGCTAGACGGCCACGTCGTGATTTATTATTAGAGTCCGCAGCTTCTGTTAGTGTAATTTCTGTGGTTTCTGTACCCTGACTAAAGGCAAATCCATCAAGTACTGGAATTTCCCAGTAAGTATTAGAATTATTTGTTCCTGTCAAAGTTGAATCAAAATCTCTTACATAAACATGAGTATCTCTACTAAGTTGTAATGTTTCTGCCATGTCATTCTCCGAAACTGATTTCTCAGCATTGAGCTTAGAATAAGCTCAAATTAATATCGTATCTCACACAATATTTCGCCTATACCTAAAGGAGCCATTACTCCTTCGTCGGTATCAATGCTCAATATTGATATCATAATTGTATACCCTTCTCCGCCTGAGCGAGTGGTATACATTAATCTACTATTTGTTTCTAAACAAGTTTCCACGTCTTCCATCAATGCTTCTAAAGCTGCAACAGGATCTTCATCGTTTACATAACATGTAACTTTCACGCCTAAAAATCTGTCTTTATAACCACCGCCTTGGTAAGTTCTAGTTTCTGCTCCTGCATTTACGCAGATTGATGGAAACTCTTCTATTTCATCCCAGTACTTTAGTCTTGGATGAACATTTCCGGATACGTCGGTCACATACGACCCCGCTCCGTTAATTAGTTTTAGCTTTTCTACTAAAGCATTTACAATGGCTAATCTTCTAGTGGTATAAGTTCTAGTTGTAGCCATTAAACTCTCCTAGTGTATAATCTACCTTGTAGCATTTCTGCTGCAATTTCTCGAATTGATTTATCAATTAATTTTCTAGGGTCTCTATCCACGGTAGCCCACGGTTGTCGGCCTACCCCCATTTCAAATACTTGATAAGGATTTTTATCGTAAGTATATTCAAAGCTAGGAAATCCTTTTCGAGTTTGAAGCATATTTAGTACTTTTACGCTTCCAGAAAATCTACCTGTTCTTGACTCCAAAGCTGGAGGAATCATATTCTTTTCAATTTTTTGCTGTAATCTAGTATTAATATAAGCCACAACTTGTAACGGACTTGGGCTTTCTACTTCAGGCTTTGCTAGCATCGGTGCTTGCGATTTTGGTGCATTTTTAAAATTAGGAGTTACTTTTTGAGCTTTTTGAGTTTTTCCGCTTTTAAGTTTAGAAGAAGCTTTATGTGAAACATTAAATTTATTTACACTTCTGTATTTTCTACTAGATTTTCCCTTTATTTTAATATTTTTATAATTTTTTAATTTGTTCGAAGAACTATAAAATAGTACTTTTTCTATACCTTGTAATAAAGAATCAGATCCTTCTGTAAGTAAAACATCATCTTTTAATTTTTGTAGTTGAGATAATACATCACTTTTTATTTGACTCTCAGTTTTAGAGTCTATATTATTATCCCAAGTTGATTGTAAGCTGAGCACTGATATATAATCAGCATTAAAAATTCCCTTCTCATCTATATAAAAGTTTTTAATAATATTTGTAAAATACTGTTGTTCAAGTGTAGTATCAATAGCTTGAGTACTTAATCCAACTTTACTATATTGTAAAATTGTACTATCTTTTAAAGCATTTAATGCGTTTTGCTGCTCTTGGGTTAAACCTCCAGTAGCTCCTTTAAAAGTAGCGTCTTTTAATTCTTGAATACTTTGCAATGCTGAAACTGAAGCTCCTACTGAAGCTCCGTGCCCTACGTTTAAAATACTAGTGTTATATTGTTCTCTTAATGTAGTTTTTACATTCTCATCTTTAATTTGCTTTAAAATATTATTTTCTAAAAAAATACCTATTGGACCTTTAGAATCTCCTTTACCCTTTAATATACTATTATGAAAGTTTACTGCTTGTCTATAACTACTAAATACATAAGCTGTGGCGCCTACAGGTAATGGTAGCTCTCCGCCCTGACCCTTTCCTCTAATAACTCGTTTAACGTCTTTTAATCTTTGTCGACCTGCCGTACCCATTTTAAATCGTTTAAAAGTTCTTAGTTCCGCATCTCTAGCTAAAGCTTCGCACTTTTTAACTAATTGATTAAATTCGGCTTCTGGAAAAGTAATATTCTCTTGTTTCCCTTTTAGATTGCCAAAAGGTTTATAATTTTTTACTGCTCCTGTATAAAACTCTATTAAAGTTTGTTTTAAAGCATTTGGATCAAATATATAAATTTGTCCTAATTTAGTTGCTATATCTTTTCTAAGCTCTTCTGTTGATTTACTAAGCCTTTCGTAAGTTCTATTAAGAATATCATTCCATAACTGTTTTTGGGGGCCGTCACTCATATCTTATACAAATCTAAAACTCTTTTAATATAATCTGGAAAACTTCCATCATCAGAGTTTCTTGCGTAAGAAATAGTAGCAGCTCCTAAAGTACGTCGTTCTTTTCTTTCGTCTTTTAAATAATAAGTAATTAAATCAGCTACAGCAAGTTTTAAATCTAAAGGAGTAGTAGAATATCCACTAGTGTAAACTACTTTTACTGAGCCTGTGCCTTTTGGCCAGTTTCTGTATCTACCTTCTGTTGTGGTTCGGAAGATGCTATCTGATACAGTATCAATCCAATAGTCTGAATTTTGTGTTAAAAGAGTATAACTTTCAGAAGCAGACTCTCTTTCGTACACTTCTGAGACATTTACTAATGGGCTATACTTTAATTGAACTGTATAAGTATCCCATTGTACATCAAAGTATTCAGTGTATGCAGTAGTGTAGTAATCAATTACTGTATTATCACAATAATTTTTTACAAGTTGACTTATTGCAGGAATAAGGATATTGATCTTTTCATCATCCTTGACTCCCGAAATACCCATCAATAATTTATAGTCATCAATTGTTATAAGGTTACTCATAAATTAACTTGTAAAAAATTAGATCAAAGATCTAGGGATAAAAAGAGAGGGAAGAAGCCTTCCCTCTCTTTGTGGTTACTTCGATTATTACGAAGAAGGATACTGAATAGCCCACTTCGAAGTAGCGCCATCGATAAGATCGAGGAAGCCAAGACGCTGTGAAGCCACAAGTACACGACGCTGATTTTCAACATCGTAATCCGACTCAATCGTAACACCACGAAGCCGCGGAACCAGGAAGTTACGAGTATAAACTGCAACAGCAGCATACTTGTTAGCCGCAGGAGTTGCGAATTCATCGCAAAGCAGTACACGGCTACCATATACCTGACCAACTTGACCAGAGATCTTCGTTGCCAGATTACCTACCAGGTTCATATCCTGGAATTCTGCATCTTCTAACAGTTCAAAATAGGTACGCTGGTTAACGATGTAAACTACATCTTCAGGGCGCACGCCATACTTGCCCATGTTCTTACGAGCAGAAAGCAGATTTGCTGTTGTAATTGCAGCGTTTGCTGTCGTTACGCCAGTAATCTGAGTCTTGTGAGAATCAGCATCAGCCAATTTGATCAGACCATCATACGATGCGCCTGAAGTACCAAACGGACCATCACTAATATTACCTACAAGAATCGAAGCTTCAATTGCACGAGCATGTGAACGAACCATTGATTCACGAATTAAAGGAAGAATCGGAAGAATTGCATCTTCTTCTGTTTCGTTACCAAGATAGCTCTTCGAAATGAGCTTCTTCGTGGTAAGAATTCGCTCGGACATGGTAACACCAAGATAAGGTGAACCATAAGCATTTGAACGAGGATCTAAGTTACCTTTGCTCGCGGAACCACTACCCGTTTGGTTTGTGGTAAATTCTGCATAACCTGCGTCGGGCAGAATCGGCAGAATTAAACTTGCTGCGGTCATTGGCACTTCACGGAAAAGAGGAGCAAGAATCAGCTCATTCTGAACATCGCGCTCGATATTTGTCGAAACGATTTGCTCAAAATCTCCACTCGAAACCTCTACACCTGCTTGAGTGTTAACTTTTTGTACAAGCATACGACCCAGCGAAGTATTTTGCCAGCTCTTACGAGTTACAAGACCTAAAATAAAGGCGTCGTCCATATCACGACCAAATGCCTTCTTCCAGTCAGAATCTGTACGATCTGTAAAAATACGTTTTGATTCGCGCATCTTCATGATCTCTTCTGACTTTTCTGAAATTTCATTGCGCAGTTCAGAAACGATCTTCTCTAGATCTGAGTTCTTTTCTGAAAAACGCTTTTCAATATCTGCTACTAGACGTTCTGCACCTGTAGTTACTGCGACCGAGATTTTATCGGAGAGTGCCTTTTCTTCAGCAGCCTTTTTAGCTTCTTGTTCAGCAGCTAAGCGAGCCTTCTCCTCCCGCTCGATTTGTGCAGCAGCTAGAGTTTGTGCAGTTTTTTCTGCAACAGAAGCTACCAGTGCTTCTAAATCTTTTGAATCCATGTTTACTATCTCCTTAGTTGCGACTTTTGTCGCTTCTCCCGGCGCAGTGGCGCTCGAAGATTCAGCATTTACTTTTTCTTCTACCCCATCTAGGCCGTTACTCAAAAAGTTTTGTTTAAAAATATTATAATCCTCGGATGTTTCAAAGGACTTTGCTAACGAAAAGACGGCAGATTGATTTGCCGGTACTGAAACAACCGATATTTCAAATAGTTCTGCGTCTTTGATTCTAAAACCGTCGGTTTCCGGCATATAGTCGGCATCCTTGATCCGAAAACCTACGGAAAAAGCTCCAAGAACGCCATCCTTGATAAGATCTAAAATTTCGCCAGCGGCTTTTGAAATCTTAGCCTTAATTCTTAAACCATCAACATCTGGATGAATCTCTACAGCTTTGCCAATGGGTTTTGCATATGAGTGATTAAAAAGAATCACGGGATTCTTTTTATAATTTTCGAGACCTCCTTTGAGCCAAGCGTCATACTGAATAATATCGCCAGTGCGATCTACTTCAGGAGTACTGGCAAGACCAGTAATATAAGTGTCTCCATCTTCACTTAAATAGGCTTTAAAGTCGGTGCTTAAAAAGAAATCTTTTTTCATAATATTATTTCCAGAATCTGCCTTTAAAGCTTCTTCTCGGGAGATTTTAGTCAAAGTAGAAAACTTATGGCCAACAAGAGTTTCGGTCTCTTTTCCATCCCTGTAAATACGAATTAGAGCGGCTGGATCTTCCTTAGAAGCATTAATAGAAAAACTGCTTCCAGGAATGCCGAGCACGCCCTCTGTCATTGTATGTTCGATTCTTCCCTTAGCAGTACCGCCAGAAGAATTCCATTTTACATAATCTCCGGTTTTAAAATTTGCAACTTTATTCATTTACTGTTTCAGCGGCCTTAGCACGAGTGCTCTTAGCAGGCTGAACAGGCTCAGGAGTCGGTTCAGAGGCTACTGCTTCAACGCCATTCATTTTTCCTGCTAGCTCTGGGTAAAATTTACGAATTTTACCTGGAATACGTCCCCAAGAGCCAAAGCAACGAATTACTAAATTTGGACTAATTGGAAAATCACTTTGTTGCTTATACTCTCGCATATTCATAAATTTACCTTTGGATGCGAAATACGCTGCAAGAGTTTCTAATACTTTACCTTTTGTCATGATTTATCCTATATTTTCTTCTGCGGGACGCCCGCCTTGATCTGGATTTGTTGCAGACCCCGCTATGTTCTGTGGTACTCGAATTTCATCAAGCCCCGTGATTGGTTCTTTTCCTAGCTTGATCCGAGCTTCGTTCGGAGTTAAAATTCCACCGTTTACTAAAGTAGAATAATAACGTGCTTGATCGCTTAGTTCGGGCTGTAATGCTGGAATATTTGTTATATCTTCTGTAAGATTATAACCAAAAAATCTTTCAAATGCAAACATATACTTTCTTAAAATTGGAGTCACCGTTTCAAGATAATACAAACGATGATTTGGTCGTATATTTGCATTGTTGCCAGAGTCTAAAAGTAATGGAGGAACTCCGATGGACTTTAAAATAATATTTTCAAGAGCACTGACCGAAGTTTGAAAATCCATTTCCTTAAAATTAATATTGCTAATACTGTCAATTTCTAGCCCACCATCAAGAATTATGGGGCGACGACCGCCTGCATCAGGACGATAGCGTGTTTGCCACGTCTGTAACATGCGTTCTTTTACCTTATCACTCAGTGTACTAGGGCTTTTAATAATAAGTCCTGGTACTGCTCCATTATCAAAGAAGTTATCTTGAAACTTACGCATCTTTGATAATAGCTGCATGGTACGATAAGCTGGTCTTAGCCGAGAGACCCCGCGATAGATAGAGTAAAAAGAGTTTTCTTTAACATGAATAATTTCCCACGGCTTAAAGTCTAGCAGACCATCGTAGGTATATCCAGCAATATAGTTCTTTTTATCTGGTATAATTTCTACTAAATTTGCAGGCAGATGGTATAAGTATACTCCGTCAAAGTAAACGAAGATATTTCCATCAATTAAGTAATCGATAAATAAATTACGTCGAAAACTATTAATATCCTGATAAGGATTTGGCTGTAAATTTAATAAATTGTAAACTTGCTTTTGACGAAATACAGGAACTACCGTTCCATTTTCTGCTGTCGGGCGACCAGCAGGTATCAATCCTGGTAGTTTATTTCCAACTGCGATAGGAATTTCTGCAATATCATCGACCAACATGTTAACTGCACGATTTACAACTTCGAGATTTTCGTATTGAATACGATAGTTTGATACAATTTCTCTCGATTCTATAACGGAAC